AAGGTAATACCCAACCATGATCCAATAGTATACCAAGACAAGATGTTTAGCAAGAAATCTATCAATCCAGTATTGATCTCCTCCTCTCTTCTCCATCTCTTCCAAGTGCTCTGTTTCATTTAATGCCTGATAGAAATGTTCTTTCATAAGATAGATGTGATCCGCACCACGTAGTCCTAATGACTCACGAAAATGTAGAACACTAATGAACGAGAAGTATGGTGCTCTAGCAATAACTTCTAGAACCCAGAACCTCTGGAAGTCTCTACCTCTGTAGAGAAAGTCAAGGATATAGATTGTTGTATCCAAGACCCAAGTGTTAAATTGTTTCATACTATGTAAGGAGTGCTCCACGCTTGTGGAATAAGAAATGCTGCTGTACCTATGATAATACCAAAGGTAATACAAGTTGACTTGAGTGGTAGGTTTTTCATCTACTAAGTAAATATACTCACTATTATATAGTAACATACTTCCATTAAAAAAGGGACTCGTGGTGAGTCCCTAACTTTTACTTTAAAATTTCTGTACAAACTTGCCGACATATATTGTCCGTACAATCTATCATGCAGGAGAAGTATTCGTCGATTAGTTCGTCTTGTGTAAGACTATGGTGTTCGTCGTGATGAATCCATTCTGCCATTTGATTGCTTGACATTCGCATGTTTGTCTCCGATAAAGTTAAAACATAATGAAGAAACTTTACTTCATCTTGTTGCTCCTTAACTCTACCATTATCTAGGTTCCCTAACCTATAGGTACTTTATCCTTTGTTAAACATGGTGTTGAAGAACACTTGCCAAGCACCCATCGCAGCACTGCCATCCAGTTCATCAAACATATACATGTTGAGACGGAAAGCAAAGTTTGCCTCAACTATGATAGCATTCTGCTGTGACACAGTGAGTGGTAGGTTGTCTAGTATCTGACGATACTTTGCCTTGTATGCTTTCTTATCCTCGATGTCAAACTTATAGAAGTCAAGACCCTGCTCTAGATTCATTGCCTTCTCTGCTATAGTCTTCAGTATCTGACCACCAGATAGATCACCAAGGTAACGAGTGTAGTGGTGACCCACTAGCAACTCCTCTTCACACTCCATGATGCGATTAACATATGATTGACATGAATCACTTGGTTTGATCTTCATAAACCAGTCATCACCATAGAAATACTTGAGGTCTTTCTCTAGTGATCTAGTTCTACTGAGTTCTTTCAACTCTTGTAGAGGACCTAGCACAGGTGACATAGCATGGGTGTCCATGCGTTCTTCCAAGGCACGATAGACATAGTAGAAGTCTGCTACAAGTTTCCTGTAACTCTCTTCCTTTACACACCCACCGAGGAAACTCTTCACGAAGGAGGTGTTCTCAGCAGCAGAGTGAGACTTCTTAGTTCCTTCCTTTATATCTTTAGAGAATGTCATTTAGTAGGTGGTACTGCAGGTACAATTTTCAATGGCATCTGTTCAATCTTAATTGTCTGAACATTTCCACCGCTAGCTGAGCCTTCGTCTTTCTTCTTAGAAGACTTGCCCGCTTGCACCCCAAAGGTAGCTAAAGTTCCTGTGAAGACCGAAGCTATAAAGGTCGGATCAATCTTCTGCTCCTGTACATAGCCAGGTATCTCAACGTAGTTCAACGTCAGTATCCCTGCCGACCATGTGAGTACCGCAAGTCTAACGATGGTAGATAGGAATGCTAGTTGCTCTTCCTTATCCTCAGCATGCTCTTTTAGTTTACCGAGAAGACCTTTCTTCTCTTCCTTCTTTACTTCTGCCATGTCTCTCCTAGAATGGTAACGCAGGACCAGTTAGATCTGGGATAGCACTCTCGATGCCACCACCTATGTCAGGCATAACTGATTCCATTACTTTTGATTTGATGTTATCTACGATAGCATCCTTTCTGATGAATACATATCCACCAATGCCAACGACTCCTAGTGCTACTACACCAGAGAAGATAGCGATTCCGTTAATAATTTTTTGCATAATAATTAAGTCAGTCTATTATATAGTCTAGAAAAATCATAGGGGTAAAAAAATACCCGAAAATTTTTTTTCACTTTTTTGGTAATCAAAAAGTCAATTTAGTTTATACTTCGTCTTACAATATTCTACGACACCTTCAACGTTATCATGTGTATCACACCACATGTCAGCACAGTCATACGTTTCCCTAGGTGTTTGGTTGGGGAAGGATGCCATCAGTTTTCTCAATACATTCTGACGGAGGTGTTGCTTTGAAGGTGTCCAATCTTTCATCGTATTACCATGTCCTGTTCGTAATATTTATTGGGGGTTCTCTCTATTCTACTAGGCATTGTAATAATGTCAATGGTTTCCTCGAACCATCTGTTCATTGACCTTGCCATAGCACGATAAGATGTGCCAACATAAAGTTGTCCTGATACAACAGCAACTGTTGCTGCTCCCCAGAACAGATAGTAGAAGCGGGACTTCATTTGTGCCCTGACCTTCTCCTTCTTATTCAGTGTCATAATTTAGGTAGTTTTTCTAGCACCTGTCGTGTAATGTCATCAATAATATTGACATCAATGTCCATGAAAGGTGGGATGATTCCTAAGATACGTAGGAGTCCATCAATAAACAGTGCGAGTACAGTGAAACCCAGTATCATAGAGATAACTGTAGCGTCTCTGTTGTGCTTTGCCATTGATGCCTCATCAATAGCTCTTGCTTCTGACACAGCAGCAGCAATGAGAGCATTGACCTCTTCCTTGGTATAGGTATCTCTAGGAGATTTGTATGCGTCGGATAAAGGTATGTTCTGTATGAGAGTTTTAACCATTCTAGTATAGGATGTGTTTTAGTCTACCCTACCGTGAATATTATGTCAAGTACATTGCTGTCCTTGCTCCGACAATGCTTGGCCAATCTTCAGCGATGGCAGCATTGACGTAAGTCATATGGGTATTAGCAAGGGCGGTCTCACCTCTGTCGGTAAGATCTTTCTGTATCACGGTGTACTGTCCACCACCCTTTATTGTATCATATTTAGATAACTCATCGTCAGAAAATGATTCTGATTCGGTTTTCCACACAGGAAGAGTAAATCCTCTGGGTTCTTGATAGATATATCCATCTCTTACTACGAATGAATCTGCCCATACTTTATAGTTGTAATCAAAGTCAGACATCAAAGACTGTACCTTGTTCCACACCTTCTCTGGTTCTTTAATAAAGGTAAGGCTATCACAGTACGCTGATTCTTTTACTACCTTGTAGTCAGGGAAGGTAAGACTCTTTAGTCCTTCACCTGATGGCATTAAGAAACCTTTCAACCATTTGTTTACTACTACACCTCGCATGTCCTGATAGAACACACAGTCACCATTCATCACCACCGTAGGTTGTGTTGACCTACGAAGGATGTCTTCATATATTATACTCATCTTCTTGAATGAACCAAGAGACCTAGAGTAGATAGCATCATTATCTACACACCACTGCTTGACATATGTCATCTGTTCATACGTACGACAGGTGTCATGTACTGTAGGTTTGATGCCAGGAAATCCTGTAGCGAATGTCTTTAATGATGTAACACCAGTAGCAAGTTCACTGGCACTGTTAGTGTCTATTACTATATGTACGTTCCACATGGCGAGAGTTTTATTTTTATTTATGCTCCGTCATCATGATCCCACAGATGCCTGAGATCCTCTGGGTTTTGAGGTACCATCAGCACTTTAGATCCATCTTCTTTTGCTAGGAGTATTGGTTCACCCTGCTCTACTCTGTCAAGATATGATTTCTCATTCATCTTGAGTTGCTTCTCTGTGATTTCTATCATTGTTGTAGAGTTACTTTCCAGTTGTACTTATAAAAGACTATGTTCAGTTGAACCCATTTCGCGTAGTGAATGCCACGGTAACACAGCAGAGCGAATGCCCTGTCTGGGTTGTGTCTGTCTGGGTCATACTCAGGTGCGGTATGTCCCTCCCACCTGATGTTAAACATTTTCTTTACCTCCTGTAACATTTCTATTTAGATGTCAGGAGATGTTCACATTGTACCAATAAAAAAAGAGGGTGTCAAGCACCCTCTGTAAGTTCCGAATTGTAGAGACCGCACGAAAGGTCTCACCTTATTTAGAATGTGTACTTAGCACCAACCTTCACACCGTATGCGTTATCAGCAGTCTCGTCTGTCTGGACTGAGAACTCACCGTAAGCACCGATTGAGTCTGTAAGAGCAAGTGATCCACCAACGTAACCGATGAAGTCTGTTGAAGACTCACCGTTGTCTGGAGAATCTACGATAGGACCACCAGATACGTACCAGTTCTCACCTTCCCAACCGACTTGGAGTTCTGTTGATAGACCTGTGTAGTCATCACCTGAGTAAGATTGTACTGTTTCTACATTCACATAAGGACCAGCAAATGCTGCTCCAGCTAATAGGAATGGAGATGCTGCTACAGCAGCGATTGTTGATTTAATAGACATGAATTTGTTATAGTCTCTCGCAAGGAAAAACCCTGCGGATGGAAAATCTTTCGACAAAGATTTTTACATTCTACGCAGGGGCACGATCTTTCGATCCCTTTGTTATGTAATGTTATATAGTATATCTTAATACCATCTTAATGTCAAGCCCCCTATGACAGTGTAGCATCTGTTACAAGATAGGTACAACCTGAGTCAGTTTCTGAGGGTTCTTTAAGTACAAACTGATCAAACATATCACCACATATATGTGTATGATACTTGTGTTCTCCTTGGTATGGTATGGTCTTATCTTTCTTGTAGAACCCAGTGATGTACTGCTGTCTAGGGTATGCTATCTCTTTTGATCTTACTAATCCTCTTGGTTTTCTTTTCGTCCAGACGTTGATGTATAATTTGATCTCTCCCTCTCCTTCCATGTCTCCCCATGCCTTGTTACCATCCCACAACACTGTCTTGGATTCATCACCGTAACTATAGATACATTCTTCTGGTTTGATATTGCCATAGGTCATGTCACTAATACATGTGGCACTCTTATCATGAGTCAGGTTGACCAACCCACACCACTTAGGATGTTCTATCTGTGGATCCATTTCATCCTTATCAAAGTGGAATGACATAGGTAATCCTTTCTTAGATTTGTATACCCAATATTCTATACCAATATACTCTCCTGTAAGGAACGCTCTGTACCATTGCTGTAGGTATTCCTCTAACATATTATGTGGTGGAGTGTCGCTACCAATCCAGTGGTTCCTACAACCTATCTCTTCACAGGTCTGTAGTAACTGAGCATTTATTATAGGTGAATGTATCTCTTTATAAGATCTAATTAACATCCCTCACTGTTCCTGTTGGTTCAGACTCTGCCATTGTTTGATACTGGATGCGTGTCATGTCCCATGCCATATCCTTTACCTTTCTTTCTGCTGCTTTCTTATCGTCAGCATCTACCCTAACCCACGTGTTGTAGGTCACTTTAGCCTCTACATCGTACTGTTTCATTAGTCTTTGATGATAAAATGTTTCTTGATAACTGAAACCTGATCCTCATATTTAGCGATCATGTTTAGTTCTTCTTCGATTGCTTCCAAGACATTAGAATGCTCACCAATACCAACAGGGTTGGTTAAGTAAACTTCTACATTCATTTTGTGCTTCTGTATATCTCCTTGAGCATGAGCAAGGAGAGCAGCGATCATTTTCTCTCTCATTTTTTTATGTCTATAAAGATAAACTCTAGTGTATCATCTGATAAGTTGTATGCCTCGTGTGTTACGTCTTGTACATCCCACACTGAGTATACTCCAGACTCCCATGGTTTCTTCTCGCCATCCCATACCATGAAACAATCAGGAGGTACGACGAGAGGTACATGTATTCTCCTATATCTATGTGGATATACAGGAGGGTCACGATGCTTAGGTAGTTTAGTTCCTGCGTAGAACATAGCACCTGTAGCAAATAATACCTCATCCTTAGACAGGATGTCAATGACTCGCTTATCATCTATTAATGATTCACGTACACCATGGAACCCTTTACCTGTACCCTTCAACCAACACATACCTATGGGTTGGTTCGAGTATCCTTCAGCAGTAGGTGCCATACGATAGGGTAGTTCAGTTGTCATACCCCACTCATATATGATGTCTAACTCTTCAGTTGTCAGCATCAAAATAATCCTTACGCATATACCTACCTAGTATATTATTATTATAGTATTTTGGCAAGCCATCTACTGACTCGGTGAGCACGTTGTTGAGGAAGAGTTGTCGGGTCTCTTCGTAGTTGACTCTTCCGAGGGTCTTGTGGACTGAGAGGATTTCTCTTCTGAAATTCTCTCTGCCCAGATCTTTAATGTCTCGTTTAAGC